CATCGTCGAAGGAAAACGATTCGGCTAGGGCGTGTCGCGCCTTGACAAATAGCATTTGACCCTTGGAAAATAGGATTTGAAATCCTATTTGAAAGGGGATTTAGGGCATGATTCGGTACGACCGAAAATCCGGCGCATACACAGACGGCGCAGGACATTATGTAAAAGCGGAATTCATCCGCAAATATGCAATCGAGAAACTAGGCATTAGCCAAAAACGCGGAAGATTAAGCCGCGAAGTATTGGCTGCCTATTTTTTAGATGTTCACGGAGTATCCGCTGATGTCGAATAAATGGTGGAACTCTCTGACAGCTGGAGAACAAATCGGTTATGGGTTTGGGATCTTATTTATCACGGGTTTAATCGTCGCCTACTTTGTTGTGGAAATTTATCGTCGAGGTTATGAGGAAGGTTGGGCTAAGGGCTATGTCAGAGGCAAAGCAGTTGCGAGCGAAAGACATATTGACTAATGCAGCGGACATCATTAGTGAACGAGGAAAAACGCATGGTCATTACGACCTCACGATGTTACGAACCGCTAAGTTGTGGAGCGACTACCTTGAACGAGACATCGATCCGATGGACGTTGCAATCTGCATGGGATTGGTCAAGCTCGCAAGAATCATGGAAACTAAATCACATGACGATAATTGGCTGGATGCCGTCGCTTACTTCGCAATCGCCGGAGAACTCGCAGTCAAGGATTGGAACGATTTGGATGCTTTCTAGATCGCCACGCGGTACTTGGTGCGATTATTGCAAAATGCGATGGGGCACAGATGATTGGCGTGGACAAACTCAGGCAATCTGGCAGATAACAAGCAAGCGTCACGGAAAGATAACTGTCAGGCATTACTGTCACCCTTGCGCTCAATACGTTCAGGCTTGGACTGACGGTTCAACGTGGACGTTGCAAGAACAAATCGACTATGCCAAAGGAGTGCAAAAACTAGATGTTCAATTTGAATGATTACGAAGATGTGGACACGCGCATCCATAACTTCTACAAACAGTATGAAGATGGCGCAATAACAACGGAGTTAATCGCTAATGATGAAGAAAAGGGAATTGTTGTTTTCAAGGCTACTGCGTACCGCACCTATGCGGATACTGCTCCTTCCGCTATTGGTTACGCGCGTGGCGCTCGCAAAGATCGCGGTGTTGATCGGGATTTTTGGTTTGAAAACTGCGAGACATCTGCAATTGGACGATGCTTGGCGAATCTCGGACTTTCTGCTAAGGGAAAGCGAGCATCATCTTTGGAAATGGCTAAGGTTAAGGACGCTGAAGCAGCTCCACAACCAATACGCGTACGAACAGAAGAACAAAAGGAGTTTTTGACGACGACGAATCCCGGAGCAGAAATCATCTGGGATACCACGATTGAACCACCAGCGGAAGTTAATCCGGTATTTGATGAAGCAATCAATTTGATAACGACGATGTTTGATGCTCATCCTGTACCACGCTGCAAGCACGGAGAACGCAAGCTTCGGGAAGGCACAGGCAAAAAAGGTGCTTATCGTGGCTATGTATGCCCGTTACCCATGGCACAAAAGAACAATCAATGCAAGTCGATTTGGATGGTTTTAGATCAGGCTGGTAAATGGTCATTTAGACCCGAAGATGAAGATTTGTTAGGCGGGTGATGAAAATGTTGGTATTGGACAGACGGATTGACGTGTGCGACAATTGTAACGAGCCTATAACTGCGGGGGCAGTAAAGCCGTGCGAATGTCGCACCTGTCATGTGAGGACTAACTGATGTCACAGAGCAGAAAACATAGGGGCTATGCGACGCAGCGAATTGTAGCAGAATATCTACAATCTCAAGGATGGGATAACGCCCTTCCGGTTGGTGCTGGTCGTGACGGAAGTGACATCACAGGAATCAAAGGGCTTGACATAGAGATCAAAGCCCGAACTAAACTTGACTTGGCTGGGACTATGCGCCAATTGCAAGAACGTAGCAAAGACACCGGACTAGGGATCGGTGTGCTTCGCCTAAACGGTCAGGGTGAGAAATCCGTCGAGCAATTCGTTGCACTTCTCACCTTGGCAGATCTTGTTTATTTACTCAAAGCTAGTGGCTACTGAACCCCGACTTCTCCATCGATGCATAGGCTGTGGCTTATGGATTTATGGCAACCGAGAAAGGTGTGGAGAGTGCTTGTATTCGATTTCTTCTCAGGAACAGGATCGGCAACAAAAGCCTTCGCCGACTGTGGACACACAATAATCCACGTCGAACTTGACGAACGATTTGAGGCTAATGAAAGAAACATTTTAGAACTGACATCTGATGATTTAGTTAAAAAATACGGCAGACCTGATTTTGTCTGGGCAAGTCCGCCGTGTCAAAAATTTAGTGTTGCAAGTTTGTGGAAGTATTGGCAAAAAGGTAATCCACATCCAATTCCAAAACATGCAAGTGTTTACGAAGCCATCGATTTAGTAAAACACACGTTAAAGTTAATTGAAACATTAAATCCGACAAAAGGTTGGATTCTTGAGAATCCAAGGGGAATGTTACGAAAACAACCTTTTATGCTTGAATACCCAAGGACAACAGTGACTTACTGCGCCTACGGCGATACTCGAATGAAACCCACCGATTTATGGGGTGTAGTTGAAAATTGGAATCCACGACCAATGTGCAGACCAAAAGCTGATTGCCACGAAGCTAGTCCAGCTGGTACAAATGCAGGCGGCACAGGCAAATTAAAAAATGCGAAATTAAGATCGATGATTCCCTATGAGTTAGGAAGTGACCTACATCACACTCTCTGCGACACGCCGAGGAGTTACGCATAAATGACGACTAAACTTGACAAGCCTGTTATGCTGAAGCCGCTCGCGCCCCTGAGAGGCGGCGCGCTTCGCGGTTCAGCATTAGGGCGGGCTATTGTTATTTGCAGCCTTGCAATAACCATAAGCTTCGCCGGATCACAAAAGATTGATTCCGCTGAAGCGGGTTCATTCAAGCCGTTTAACACGATGAATCTAAAGTTGTATTTACATAATCAAATCAATGATTGGAATGAGTTTGAGTGCGCTAACGAACTTGGACAAAGAGAGAGTTCGTGGCGTTATTGGGCAGTAAATAAACAAAGCGGTGCTTATGGCATCTTCCAACACATGAGTAAGTACGCACCTAGTTGGTCACCATTTGAGCAAATAGATAAGCACATTGAGTACATCGATGCTAGATATGATGGCTCATGGTGTAAGGCACTCGATCACCTAAAGGAGCAAGGATGGCATTGATCTATTGTTACTTATGCCATCACTACTACGATGAAGCTGATGGTAAGTGGGATGATGCTGATAACTTTGCGTGTGATAGTTGCATCGAGGATTTAAGTGACTAAGCCATATCGTGCAACATCACATTGGAAGAAGATAAGGCTAAAGATATTACAACGTGATGCATACACGTGTGCATACTGTGGTGACGTAGCTAATGAAGTGGATCATGTCTATCCCAAAGTAAAAGGTGGCGAGGACACATTCGATAACCTTGTTGCGTGTTGTAGAACGTGTAACATCAAGAAGAAGGATAAAACGGACTTTTTTTTAGCACAAACTTCTACCCCCCCTGACTTTCGCTTCGACATTCACCCGATCGGTGGAAAACAGTCCAAAACGGTACAAAACAGACACACAACAGTCCGAATCGATCCAGAATCACCCTTTACGTTACCGAACCCTCCGGGGGCTAATTGAGATGGCTTGCCAGCACGTTTATGCGGACACAGGTTTTGCCATCTGCCCTTACTGTGGTGCAGATACGCACGAAACTGATTGGAAATTAGAAGCCGAACTGCATCGCAGGTGGATAGCAGACGGAAAAGCCAAGTTCACAGGCTGGTGGTCAATCTAAATGGCTACTCGCAAGGGCGCGACGAAACCAAGGCTTTCAAACGCGCCAATTAAGGGTAAATCCCGCATAGATGAGGTTTTGCCGTTCCTAGAATCGATTAACCAAAAACTATTACCTTGGCAAGAACACGTCCTTACCGATCTCCTCAAGGTGGACAAAAATGGCAAGTTCGTTCGAAAGACCGGACTGTGCCTAGTGTCAAGGCAAAACGGAAAGACGCACCTTGCCAGAGTTCGAATCCTTGCGGGGTTGTTTCTTTTCGGTGAAAAGAGTATTGTCGCGATGTCCTCAAACAGAGCAATGGCGTTAGATACCTTTCGAAAGGTCGTTGAAGTAATTGAGGATAACGATTCACTACTCGCACAAGTGAAGCAGATCCGCGTGGCTAATGGTCAAGAATCGGTCGAGCTTTTATCGGGAGCAAGATACGAGATAGTCGCGGCGACAAGAGATGGGAGCCGTGGTAAGACCGCGGATCTGCTTTACATCGATGAATTGCGTGAAATTCAACCTGAAGCATGGACGGCAGCCCGCCCGGTGGTTCGAGCCACAGGCGGTCAGATATTTGCAACCTCGAACGCTGGCGATGCTTTCAGTAGCGTTCTTAATGACCTTCGCGAACGCTGTTTAAGTTACCCGCCTAAGACGCTCGGATTTTGGGAGTATTCCGCGCCTGATTTTGCCAAGATAAATGACAGAGATGCGTGGTATCAGGCTAATCCGGCACTTGGCTATTTGATCGACGAAGCCACCATCGAAGAATCAATTGCAACAAGTTCGGTGGAAGATACGCGCACGGAAACCCTTTGCCAATGGGTGAGCGCGCTGAAATCTCCGTTCCCCTACCGTGCGTTTGAAGATTTGACCGTGCAGGATCTCAAACTTGAACCCGGACGGCTCACGATGTTTGGAATTGACATTTCGGTGACGAAAAAGAGCGCATCGCTTGTGGCTGGTCAAGTTATGGAAGATGGCAAGATTGGCGTGGGTGTCATCGCTCAATTTACCAGCGAAGTAGCGGTGGATGAACTTAAGATTGCCGTGGAAGTTGCAGAATGGGCAAAACAATACAAGCCGCGCCTAATCTGCTTTGATAAATACACTTCAATGTCCGTGGCTGAGCGTTTAAGTCAATCCGGTTACAAAGTTCAAGACATGAGCGGGCAGATCTTTTATCAGGCTTGCAGCGACCTTCTAGACGCGATTGTGAACCAGCGGATTGTCCATTCTGGGCAGGATAGCCTTGTCAATTCGATCAATAGTTGCGCTGCCAAGGAACAAGACCACGGATGGCGTATTGTGAGACGTAAATCTGCCGGAGACGTGACCGCAGCCATCGCCCTTGCCATGATTGTCCATCAGATGCTAAAGCCACAAAGTAAGCCACAAATTATTGTCTAAATTACCCGGAATGTCCGGATTGTGTGGTATCCTTTCCGACAATGGGTTTCTTTGATCGTTTCGCACCTAAAAAAATTGAGGCTCAAAACGCGCCTCAATTGATGACGGATAGTTTTAGTTATTATCTTCCAACAACGCTAACGACAGTTTCGCGCGATTCAGCGATGAGCGTTCCGGCAGTTGCACGTTGCCGCAATTTAATTGCATCGACGATCGCAACGATGCCTTTGCACCTTTACAAAAAATCAACAGGTGAAGAACTTGGTTCGCCATTATGGTTAGAACAACCATCGATCTCGCAACCTCGAAGCGTCACGATGGCTTGGACGGTTGATTCACTTCTGTTTTATGGCGTTGCATATTGGCGTGTCACAGAAGTTTATTTTGATGATGGTCGCCCTGCACGTTTCGAATGGATCGCACCGGGTCGCGTTTCATTTACAACGGATGCAAACACAAATTTCATTACACAATATCAAATTGACGGTTCACCTGTTCCAATGTCGGGATTGGGATCACTTGTTACATTCCAAAGCCAAGATGAAGGTGTTTTGCAACGCGGTGCGCGCACTTTGTTGTCTGCAATTGATTTAGAAAAAGCGATGCGTGTTGCAACATCAACACCAATGCCTTCAGGTGTATTAAAAAATACAGGCGCAGATTTAGATCCAAGTGAAGTTTCTGGAATCCTTGCCGCTTGGAAAATGGCGCGAGAACAACGTTCAACCGCTTATCTCACATCTACTTTGGATTACCAACCGACATCATTTAGTCCACGCGACATGATGTTCGTCGATGCAATCCAAAACACAGCCACGCAAATTGCACGAATGATGAACGTTCCTGCGTATTACATCTCAGCAGATCAAAATACATCAATGACTTACGCCAACGTACAAGATGAACGTAAGCAATTCGTCGCGCTATCACTCGCACCGTACATCCACGCGATTCAAGATCGACTTTCTATGGACGACATTACGGCGCGAGGCAATATTGTTAAGTTTGACGTTGACTCAGCGTTCCTCAACACAGATCCGATGGAACGTCTCAACGTCATTGAAAAAATGCTAAGTCTGGGATTGATCACCCTAGAACAAGCCATGGAAATGGAAGATCTGACACCTAATGGAAACGAAGATGTTACTTCAGTTTAGTTCTGACATCACTTGCAACACCGAAGAACGCACAATTACCGGAAAAATTGTGCCGTTCGGTGATGCAGAGGTAGGTCACACTAATGTCGGCAAAGTAGTATTCGAAGCGGGATCGATTGAGATTCCTACAAATCCAAAACCTAAACTATTACTTGAACACGATCCCAAAAAACCTATTGGGCGTCTCATCAATTTTACGGAAGATGAATTGGGGATTTACGCCACATTTAAGGTCAGCGCGACATCACGAGGAAATGATGCGCTCATCGAAGCTGCTGAACAATTGCGTTCAGGTTTGTCAGTCGGTGTCGAAGTAATCGCTGGCAAAAAAGATAAAGATCGTTATCGCGTTAAATCAAGTTTGCTCAAAGAAGTGTCACTCGTACAGGCAGCCGCCTTTAAGAGTGCAGAAGTTTTGAGCGTAGCGGCTTCAGAAGAAGAAGTCGTTGAACAACCCAACCAAAACGAAAGCGAGGCAGTCGTGGAAGATAAGTCCACCGACACCGCAACCGTTGAGCCTAAGGTCGAAACCCCTGCGGTAGAGGCTGCTCGCCCAACTGTTGCTGCACCAATTTACGCAAAGCCACGTGTAAACGTGACACCTCTTGCGATGCTTGAAAACACAATTAAAGCGAACATTTTTAATGACGAATCTGCTCGCCAATGGATCGCAGCCGCATCAGATACCGATACGGTAAACGATGTCCCCGGTCTTGTTCCAACTCGTCAATTGACCGAAATCTGGAATCCAAAGACAACCGGAACACGCGCTTCAATCGAAGCAATTTCATCCGGCGTTCTTCCAGATGCAGGTATGAAGTTCCAGATTCCACGCGTCAAGACTGCTCCAACCGTAGGCGCACCTGTCGCTGAAGGTGGAGCGTTTGATGACACTCAGGTTGAGATTGAATACCTCGATGTCGATGTAAAGAAGGCTGCTGGTATGCAGTTATTCTCCGTTGAAGTTCTTGATCGCACTTCACCTGCGTTTCTTTCTGAACTTCTCGCGCTTATGGGCGATGCTTATGCTAAGTCCACAAACACCGCAGTCAAGACTGCACTCGCAGCTGGCGGAACTCTCGATTCAACGACCATCACCCTACCTTGGGATGGTTCAGAAATCGCTGCGTTTATCGCTCGCGCAGGATCTTCCATTTACACAAACACCTTCCGTTTTGCAACAGGTGTAATCGTTTCTCCGACACAATGGAGCAACCTCACAGGTTTGGTCGATAGCCAAAACCGTCCAATCTTCGCAGCCGCAGCACCACAAAATGCTGCTGGTGATCTTTCCGCTTCAGCAATCCGCGGAACTCTGCTTGGACTTCCGCTATACGTCGATTACACAATGAGCGGCGAAGGCGATTCTTCAATCGTTGTCGTAAACCGCGATTCGTACACTTGGTACGAATCACCACGCCTACAACTCCGCGCTGAAAAGGTCGGAACAGGCAAGGTTGAGATTGGAATGTACGGATACTACGCAATTGCAACCAAGACAGGTGCAGGCGCGTTCCGTTTCAATAACAACGCGTAACAAGACATAAAGTTACCCCGGCGGTGATGCCCTGACCGCCGGGGATAACACTAGAAAGGAAAAGAATGGCAGCCACATACGTCACCGTCGCGCAACTTCGTGCTGCCTTGGGAATCGGTGCGCTTTATACGGACGCGACACTTGAGAGCGTGTGCCAAGCCGCTGAGAACATCGTCAAATCAAAACTTTGGTTCAATAAGTATTCGATCGTCGCACACGAATCTACCACCAGCGTCGCAACAATTTACACAGACATACCGCATGATTTTATTGTTGGTCAAACCATTACTGTTGAGAACGCTGGCGCAAAATATAACGGATCTAAAACCGTCACAGTCGTAGGCGTTTATTCGGTTTCGTATGCAATCAATAACGGAACGGCAGAAGTTAAAAACGCACTCGTTCCATTCGGCACGGTTTATGGAATTACACATATCGATTACGAAGCTTTGCCAGAAGTCAATCAAGCATCGCTTATGATTGCCGTCGATATATGGCAAGCACGTCAAGCGTCAAACGCTGGCGGTATTTCACCTGACTTTCAACCTTCTCCGTATCGCATGGGTAACACTCTTATGGCTCGCGTTCGCGGGCTTCTTGCGGATCACCTAGCACCGGGCGGTCTAGTAGGGTGAGCGCGATAACCACCCTGCGAGGAACAATCGCGACTGCACTAAGTGATAATGCGACGTGGCAGGTGTTTTCCTTCCCACCTGCCTCGCCGCTCGCCAACAGCATCGTGGTACAGCCCGGAGATCCTTACATCGAGCCGTCTAATGACCACTACAAAACGGTTAAACCAAAAGTCAATTTCAAATTGGTAGTATTAGCACCTATGTTTGATAACCAAGGAAACTTAACAAACATTGAAGATTTTTATCTGAATGTAGTCAATAAGTTAGAAGCGTCCACGCTCGCTTATACAATAGGCACGTTCAGCGCACCAGCAGTCTTGACCGGAACAGTAGGCGATTTATTGTCCGGTGAAGTATCAATCAGCGTTCTATCCGATTGGAGTTAATAATGGCTGATAATGACAAAGAGCGCGAGGCTTTCTTGATCAAGATTGGTCAAGCTCCAAGCGCACCAAAACCAACCGCTAAGAAAGATGAGGAATAAGCCACATGGCAGTTTTCTTAAATAACAAAGTCGGTCTTAAGATCAACTCGATCGATCTTAGCGACCACGTAACCAGCGTCACTCTCAATTATGCAGCCGATGAACTCGAAGTAACTGCTATGGGTGACACCGCACATAAGTTTGTAAAGGGATTGGAATCCGGCACTCTTACCGTTTCATTCCTTAATGACACCGCTGCTTCTAACGTTCTCGCAACATTAAACGCAGCGTTCGGAACGACTGTCGCCTGCAAGATGTTGCAAGAAAAAGCAACAGCGGTCGGCGCAACCAATCCGCTTTATACCTTTGATATTCTTGTAAATAACCTCACACCAATTAACGGTGGCGTAGGCGACATTGGTACACAAGACATCACGTTCACGCTAAACTCGACCGTTACGGTCGCAAGCAGCGGCACGTTCTAAAAGGAGATAAGGGCATGGCAAGTTTGAAAGTCGTCAGGGCAGATGGCAGCGAATCTATACATGAGATTACGCCAGCCATAGAATACGCTTTTGAGCAATACGCTAAGAAAGGTTTTTACAAGGCTTTCCGCGAAGATCAGAAGCAGACCGACGTTTATTGGCTTGCATGGGAGTGTCTGCGTCGAGCAGGCGCGCCCGATGTGTTTCCGTTTGGGGATAAGTTCTTGGATACCTTGAAATCAGTAGAGGTTACCAACGATTCCCCAAATGGATAACGCGCGACACTTGGACTTATCGGATAGCAGAACTGTCCGTCAATCTGGGTATCGCGCCAAGTGAGTTTATTAACATGGATCGAGGATTACTTTCCGCGATTTATGATGTGTTAAAAAAGCAGTCAGAGGAGCGGAAAATTGCCCGTAGTAGTCGAGGGAATCGTAGGGCTTAGGAAAGCCCTTAACAAACTCGCACCTGACATCAAAAAACAAATGGACAAAGAGGTGCGAGAAGCCCTCAAGCCAATTATTGCCGATGCTCGGGCTCACGTTCCTGCAAGCGCACCCGGTGGATTATTTAATTGGAACTCTCCGGGATACGAACGCAAAAGCCGCACAAGCAGAGCGCGCGCGTTTCCGTCGTATGATTCAAAACTTATTCGCAAGGGTTTAGTTTATTCAATCACGCCTTCGGCGGTTAAAAAAAGCGGTTTCGTATCCCTGTTTTCTTTGTTAAACAAATCTGCCGCTGGTGCGATTATTGAAACGGCTGGCAGATTGAATCCGGGCGGTGATGCGCGTTCACAATCAAATAACCCAAACGCCGGATCAAGATTCATAGGCGCGATGAATGGCGTGGGAGCATTGAAAGACTATTCTGGACGTGGTAAAAATTCAACAGGTCGATTACTTTATGCCGCCTATGCGCGCAATCAAGGCAAAGCATTGAACGCAATCTTTCAATCAATTGAAAACGCCAAACGAAACTTTATTTTGGAAGTTCAAAAATCAAATAAGAAGGTCGTCTAATGGCAATGAACGAAACTGACATCAAGGTTGTCATAGCTGCTGAACTTAGAAAACAGGGATTTGACAAAGCACAAAAAGCCACAGGTGGTTTAGAAAAGTCATTTAAGAAACTTGGATTAACTATTGCCGGAGTTTTCAGCGCACAGAAACTCGCACAATTCGGAAAGCAATCCGTTAAGGCGTTTCTTGATGATGAGAAGGCTGCTGCTCGTTTAAGCAAAACCTTAAGCAACCTAGGGCTTGCGTTTGAAGATCCGCGTTTGAAATCTTACGTTCAATCATTGCAGACACAAACCGGAATTGTTGATGATGAACTTCGTCCAGCGTTGCAGGCACTTTTAACTACGACTGGATCGGTTACTAAGTCACAAGAACTCATGGCATTGGCGATTGATACTGCTCGCGGTAGTGGCGTTGATTTACAAACTGTCGTGAATGATTTAGCGCAAGCCTATGTCGGAAATACAAAAGGGCTTAAAAAATATAATCTTGGTTTGACACAAACCGAATTGAAGACCAAGAGTTTTGCGGATCTTCAGGAAGCATTGAATAAGCAATTCGGTGGACAGAGTGCTGCCTATCTCAACACCTATGCGGGCAAGGTCGATCTCCTCAAAGCCGCCTATAGTGATTTACAAGAAACAGTCGGTAAATCGCTTGTGGATGCTTTTGCACGTTTGTCCGGAGATGAAGGAATTGGCGGAGCGCAAAAGGCGATTGAAGATTTTGGAACCGCTGCCTCTGATGCCATTAACGGTTTGTCAATTCTCTTGGTTAAGATTAAAAAACCGATCGAAGATGTTTTGCGGGTTTTCAATATTGATTTCGGTGATCTTTTCAAATTCGGTACTTTGGGAATCCTTAGTGAAATTGGTAAAGCCGACCGTTTAGCACCAAAACCTTTTCAAATGGGAATGTCAGTTTCCGGTGCGAGCGATTTATATACGAAGCAAGACAAAGATCGAAAGAAGGCTGAGGCTGCCGCGCTAGCGAGAGCAAAAGCATTAGCAGCACTACAAAAGAAAGCCGAATTAGAACGCATTAAGCGCGAAAAGGAAGCACAAGCCCTCAAGCGCGCTGGCACAGTTTTCGATATGCAAAACATTCAAATCGTTGCTGCTATGCAAGGTAAGATTTCAGATGAGCAACGCTTACGTCTCGTTGCCCTGCTTGCCATCAATAACGACATGGCTGATGCAGCCGATAAGACAACACGCGCCATTCTTGCAATACAAGCACCAGCCCTGCAAAGCCTAGGCATAACTTTAAGTGCAAGTGATAACGCGACCACAATCATCGAGAAACTAATCAAGGCTCAAACTCAATTAGTTCTAGTCAATGGCGGTATTACATCACTACCCAAGGCAAAGAATCCTTTTGAGGATTGGGATTCGGTGATGAAGAACATCATCAGTAATCTAGACACTATTGCAACCAAGATTAAAAACATGCCTTCGGCTAGTACCACAACCACGGCAACAAGCACAACATCGATTTCAACGCCATCAGGCACGACTACCACAACTTCAATCGCTGCACCGACAGGTTTAGGCGCGGTTGCGCGTGGAGAATATCCGCGTGTCGCTGAAATTGCGGCTGCGGTCTTGGCTTCGAATTATGCACCGGATCAAGTTACGGCTGCCCTCGGTATGGGCGCAGTAAGCCGTGGCGAATACTCAGCCTATATTCCAACGCCTTATTCAGCTGGCATGGGTGGCTTCGGTCGTGGCGAATACGGCGCACCGACGGTCGTGGTGAATGTGGCTGGAAACGTGACCACGGAATCAGATCTTGTGGAATCAATCCGCGATTCGCTTTACAACTTCCAAAAGTCCGGTGGTTTGATTAACATCGAATCGGTGGCTATCTAGTGGCAGCACCACAAATCAGGGTTTTTGTCGATTTTGATTCTGACACCGCTTTTGAGACAAACCCATTCATTCTAGGTAGTGCAACTAAGGGCATCCTTGGCACTAATAAATTGGGATCTGGAACGCTGCCTGTTGAGATTACCGATTTAGTCTCACGCGTGGCTATCCGTCGCGGACGCAATCGCATCACTTCTAAGTTCGAAGCAGGTACGGCTGACATCACACTATTCGATCAGAATGGTGATTGGAATCCTTCTAATACCCTCAGCCCTTATTATCCCAATTTAGTACCGCTCAAGCAGATTATTATTTATGCGACCTATCTTGGTGTCGATTATTACCTTTTCAGCGGTTTCATTCAATCTTATGACACCGGATTCCGTCTAGGAAATGAGGATGTGTCCACCGTAGTGCTTCGGTGTGTTGATGCTTTCAAACTCCTTGCAGGAGCCACGATTTCGACCGTTACAGGCTCACCAGCGGGTCAATACAGCGGGGCTAGGGTAAATGCCATCCTTGATGCTATTGCCTTCCCTGAGAGCCTTAGAGCCATCGATACAGGGGACTCTACGCTTCAGGCAGATCCGGGTACAACACGAACAACCCTTGAGGCTTTACAGACAGTCGAAAACAGCGAGTTCGGCGGGATTTACCTATCAGGTGAAGGCGATCTAGTCTTTAAGAGCCGGACAAACTTGATTAAAGCACCTGCGACGAGCCTTTATTCGTTCAATGACAATGGCACGAATATCAGTTATCAAAACGCCGTCGTCGCTTTAGACGACACGGTGCTGCTTAACAAGATTACCGTGACGCGTTCAGGTGGAACCGCACAGACCGCCTATGACCAGACTTCGATTGATCAATACTTCGTGCATAACGGCGTAAGAGACGGCATCCTCGTCCAGACCGACACCGAAGCTCTCAACCAAGCACAGGGCATCCTTGCCACCCGCAAAGATCCTGAAGTGCGCATCGATTCCATTCAACTTAACCTTTACGACGACATAAACCCTAATAAGCCTAAGGCTGGCGTGGACATCGAACTGCTCGATGGCATCACCGTTACCAAGACAATGCCGGGCAATACTACGGTCACGCAAAAGTCGCTGGTTTATGCTATACACCACGACATCACTCAATCGTCGTTTATGACCACATTATTCACATCCGAACCACTATTGGCAGGGTTCGTGCTTGATTCAGCCGTTAGCGGTATAATCGGCACGGATGTCCTGAGCTACTAAAGGAGACACATGGCAGGCGCAGGTTACAAGTTATTCAATACAGGTGACGTTCTCACCGCTGCGCAGGTAAATACTTACCTGATGCAACAGACCGTGATGGTCTTTGCCAGCGCAACCGCCCGAACAACCGCGCTCAGCGGCGTTCTTGCCGAAGGTATGGTTTCTTATCTTCAGGATACAAACGCATTGGAAGTTTATGATGGATCTGCTTGGGTTGCATCGGCAGCCGGAGATATTACAGCCGTTACAGCTGGCACAGGATTATCGGGCGGTGGCACTTCCGGAGCAGTAACAGTTTCATTTGATTATTCGGTGGGCAATCAAGCGGTCGAAAATGCTCAAACTTCTTCATATACATTAGTTTTAACCGATGCTGGGAAAATGGTCACAATGAATAACGCGTCGGCAAACAATTTGACCGTGCCACCTAATTCTTCCGTTGCATTTCCAACGAACACTCGCATCGACATCATTCAATATGGTGCAGGACAAACAACAATTGTTGCCGGATCAGGTGTAACGATTCGATCATCCGGATCAAAGTTAAAAATTAACGGACAATACTCAGGTGCATCTCTTTGGAAAAAGGGAACCGATGAGTGGATTCTTATAGGAGACATTACAACCTAATGCCACTAAAGGGAATTGGTTTCAACCGTTTTGGTTTAACTGTAAAAGCCACCGGGGGAACTATCACATACAGCGGTAGTTACGTCGTTCACACTTTTACTTCTTCTGGCACTTTTACTCCGAATCAAAATTTATCTGTGGATTATCTAATTGTCGGTGGTGGCGGTGCCGCTGGTAGCGAGCAAGGTAGCGGTGGCGGTGGTGGCGGTGGATTTCAAACAGCGACAGCAAGCTCCGTAACAGGAAGCACGGGTTATACCGTCACGATTGGCAGCGGTGGAAATGCAACCGCAAATGCGGCTGGTGGCGCAGGCAACAGTTCATCTTTCAATAGCGTAACCGCTGGCGGGGGTTTAGGCGGCGCAAAGTATTCGGGAGCAGGCGGGGCATCTGGATCTCCAGCAAGCAAAGCTGGGGGATCACCGGGCGGCACCGTCGGTAATGGCGAAACAGGCGGCGGTGGTGGCGGTGCTGGCAGCATAGGTGCTAACGGCGTTTACAACAATACAGGTGGAAACGGCGGCTCCGGATCTAATTCAAGTTATAGTGGTTCGTCTCTGAATTATGCTGGTGGTGGGGGTGGCGGTGGTGCTACAAACTCAACTGCCGGAAGTGGCACGGATGGTGGCGGTAACGGTGCAGCATCCACGACTGTTGATGGTTCATCTGGAACTGCCAATCGTGGCGGCGGCGGTGGTGGAACTCGCGGAGCGACAACAGTAAAGGGTGGCAACGGTGGAAGCGGGATCGTTATCATCCGTTATCTAGGATAAAACTATGGCTCACTTTGCTGAAATTAACGATCAAAATGTAGTTATTCGCGTAATTGTTGCAGATGATAAACAATGGTGCGAAAACAATCTTGGCGGTACATGGGTGCAAACTTCTTACAACACACACGCCAATAAACATCCGGAAGGTCGTCCGTTGCATAAAAACTTTGCTGGCATTGGTTACATTTGGGATGGCATTGGTTTTTATCAACCACAACCCTTTCCATCTTGGACTTTGGATCAAGAAACTTATTTGTGGACTGCACCCAAGCCAAGACCGAATGATGATGGATTTTATGAGTGGAGCGAAGAACAAGGCGAATGGATAAATGCCGAAACTTTGTAAAGCGGGAATCCAATTAAGAGAACAGATTGACGATGCGTTCCCCGATAGAAGTCGAATTAGTGACGGATGGATCGGTGATGCACGTCATCAGGCGCGTAAGTCTGATCACAATCCTGATGCTCAAGGCTGGGTTCGTGCCATCGACGTGTCAGCGGATCTTGGCGACAAAGCCACGATGTTCGACTTGGCTGATCAGTTACGACTTCTTGCCAGATTTGATTCAAGAATTTCTTACATTATCTACAATGGAAAAATTGCATCTTGGCGAGGAAACTACAAATGGAGAGCCTACAAAGGAATAAACCCTCACAAGATTCACATGCATGTCAGTTTTACTGCTAAGGGTGATGAAGATGGCAGTATGTTCAAAATCCCATTACTCACAGGAGAGCCGATCAATGGAACAAGCAAAAAAACTATTAGCAAGCTGGGCGCGATCCTTTCTCGCCGCCTGCCTAGCGACTTATCTGACAGTAGGGTGGGATCAGGAAGCGATAATTGCAAGCGGTCTGGCTGCAATTGCGCCTGTCATCCTTCGCTGGCTTAATCCAAACGACGACATCGGCGGCGTTCGTCGATGAGCCCGGCAGAATGGGCTGGCTTCGTTGCCGCCATTCTCTCTTGTGTTGCCCTTATTGTCGGCGGGCTTCGTTACATTATTCGCCATGAAGTGCCTGCATTATTGGAAGCATCAAATATCGTGTCGCGCATAGATAAACTTGAATCTATGGTATTAGAATTACTTACCAATGAGCGCAAGAAAACCAACAAAAGCAGAGCGCGCCGCTAAGCGTCGGCAGAAAGAATCTGCCGCAAAACGCGATAAGCGAAAGCCGCTTGCACCGCTTGATATATGGGCTATTTATGTCCTCGAAGCGCGTGAGGCTTTAATCCGTCAAGGCATGAGTAAAGAAGATGCTATGGATTATTTAACCAGCACTTTCCACATACCACGGATTCCTGATTGGTCACATGAAAATCCTGATCATACTCCCTATGAAGATGATGATGAGGATGAATGAAGCGAATCGTCGTCATTTCGGATCTGCAAGTACCATTTCACGATGAACGAGCAGTCAGAAACGTCGCAGCCTTCATCAGAAAATTCAAGCCTGATGACGTTCTATGCGTGGGCGATGAGATCGACTTCCAAACAATTAGCAGATGGTCATCCGGTCGAGATGAGTGGTCTGGCACAATTGGTCGAGATCGTGACCGAACTGTTGAAGTTCTATCCGAATTGCAAGTTCAACATCTCAGTCGATCCAATCACTCAGCCAGACTTTACAATGCTTTGTCGAGACGGCTGCCGGGGCTGCTCGGTCTGCCAGAACTGACGATTGAGGGTTTTCTTAAACTCAAGCAACTAGGCATCACGTATCACACTAAACCTTATGAGTTCGCTCCCGGTTGGGTCATGGTTCATGGCGACGAGCAAAGCATCAAACCACAAGGGGGTTTAACAGCCCTAGAAGCCGCTAAGAGGCACGGAAAGAGCGTCGTGTGTGGTCATACCCATCGGCAGGGAATTTCGTCGTTCTCAGAGGCATCTGGCGGCGTTTTAGGGCGTATTCTGACCGGGTTTGAAGTCGGTCATTTAATGGATGAAAAGCAGGCTTATTACACGCGTGGCACTATGAATTGGCAAAAGGGCTTCGGTATTCTTTATGTGGATCGAAAGCGTGTGCAACCTGTGGCAATCCCAATCGAGCGAGATGGCACATTCATCGTCGAAGGAAAACGATTCGGCTAGGGCGTGTCGCGCCTTGACAAATAGCATTTGACCCTTGGAAAATAGGATTTGAAATCCTATTTGAAAGGGGATTTAGGGCATGATTCGGTACGACCGAAAGTCCGGCGCATACACAGACGGCGCAGGGCATTATGTAAAAGCGGAATTTATCCGCAAGTATGCAATCGAGAAACTAGGTATAAGCCAAAAGCGCGGAAGATTAAGCCGCGAAGTATTGGCTGCCTATTTTCTAGACGTTCACGGAGTATCCGCTGATGTCGAATAAATGGTGGAACTCTTTGACAGCTGGAGAACAAATCGGTTATGGGTTTGGGATCTTATTTATCACGGGTTTAATTGTCGCCTACTTTGTTGTTGAAATTTATCGTCGAGGTTATGAGGAAGGTTGGGCTAAGGGCTATGTCAGAGGGAAAACGGTTGCGAGCGAAAGACATATTGACTAATGCAGCGGACATCATTAGTGAACGAGGAAAAACGCATGGTCATTACGACCTCACGATGTTACGAACCGCTAAGTTGTGGGGCGACTACCTTGAGCGAGACATCGATCCGATGGACGTTGCAATCTGCATGGGATTGGTCAAGCTCGCAAGAATCATGGAAACTAAATCACATGACGATAATTGGCTGGATGCC